CTCTCACACGACTATAAAACGACCTTTAAAATGGGTCAATTAGTCCCTATGCATGTTCAGGAAGTCATTCCTGGTGATAAGTTTCATATCAATTCAAAAAACATGGTGAGGCTTGCGCCTATGGTATCCCCTGCTATGCACAGAGTAAAAGTATATACATCATACTTTTTCGTTCCTAATCGTATTCTTTGGCCAAATTGGGAAAAATTTATTACTGGTGGTGAAACCGGCATGGATAATCCTGCCCCACCTATATTTCCCGATATAACTTTCCTTCCTGGTTCTTTACCTGATTATATGGGTTTACCTGTTTCTCCTGCAGGAACACCTGACCCGATCAAATTTGGCACCGTTTACGGAAACCCAGTTTCTTTACTTCCCATGGCTGCTTACGCTTTAATTTATTACGAGTATTATCGTGACCAAAATTTACAAACTTTAATGCCTAAGCCCGAATTAACGGATGGTGTTAATACTTTAAATTCTTGGATGACCACCGTTCAATTTCGTGCCTGGAGACATGATTATCTTACCTCCGCACTTCCTTTTGCCCAAAAAGGTGCTGCTGTATCTATCCCAGTTGCAGGTTCTATTACTGGTGAAGGTTCTGTTTATTTGAACACAAATTCAGCAAACCCTATGGGTTTTACTGACGCTGCTGCTGGCGGTGGTTTACCTTCTGAAGACGTTATATCTGATGGTGCTGCATGGTTAGCTGGTGGCACTACTGGTACTCGTGGCGTTATAGAACCTAACGACCGTTTATCTGTTGATGGTACTGACTTTGACCTTGGTGCTATATCTACTACTATTAATGACTTGAGAACTGCTTATTCTTTACAAAAATGGCTTGAAAAAAATGCTAGAGCAGGTTCCCGTTATATCGAAAGTTTAAGAGCTCATTTCTTTACCTCTCCAACTGATGCACGTTTGCAACGTCCTGAAATGATTGGTTCTAATGTTCAAAATGTCGTTATCTCTGAAGTGTTACAAACTTCTTCATCTGATGCTGTTACCCCACAAGGAAACATGGCAGGTCATGGTATTTCTGCTTCTAAAGATGGTCATTTCTCTTACACTGCACAAGAACATGGTTTCATTATTGGCCTTATATCTGTTATGCCCGATACTGCTTATTGTGATGGTATGCCAAAACATTTTAGCCGTCAAAATCGTCTTGATTACTATTGGCCTGACTTTGCAAATCTTGGCGAACAAGCCATTTTAGGACGTGAAGTATGTTGTTCTGCTCGTTCAACCACTCCACAAGTATTTGCTGACAATACAGCGACTTTTGGTTACATTCCTCGTTACGCTGAATATCGTTTTCAAAATTCCCTTGCCACTGGTGGCATGCGCCCTGGTGCCGATTACGGACATTGGACTTTAACCAGGAAATTCGACCCCACCGCACCTCCTCCTCTTAATGATGATTTTATCCGGTGCCAACCTTCTAAACGAATTTTCGCAGTTACTTCTCCGGATGACAATGAAATAATATGTCATGTATTTAACGATGTAAAAGCCAGGCGTTCAATGCCTAAATACGCTAATCCTGGTTGGTAACTAAAATCTAAAACATTATGCAATACTTCCGCAAATTTTACGAACCTATTTCAGCAACTACTGCTGGTTTAATAATGGCAGGCACTGCTATCGCTGGCAATGGTGCTAATATGATAGCCCAAGGAAAAACGAACAAAAAATCTAGAGAGCATGCTGAAAAAATGTATCAATGGCAACTTGCTGATAATCGTTATAACTGGGATTTACAAAATGCATACAATCATCCTGCTGAGCAAATGGCTCGCCTCAAAGCTGCAGGTCTTAATCCAGCTCTCATGTACGGTGGCGGTGTCGGTAATATGTCCGCTGGTTCTATCCAGGGCGGCAGTCCTCGTACTTCATACGCCACTCCTCCACAATTAGACATGGGCGCTCTTGCCGCTTCTGGTCAAACTATGATTAATTCTCAAAGGCTTCAAAACGAAAATGCTTTAACTAAAGCAGATATAGAAGTTAAACGAAATCAATCAATTAAACTTCTTACTGAAGCTGAGTCTATTGCAATAGATAACAAAACTAGAGACGAATTAAATAATCGTCGTTCTACCCTATTGCATTATCAAGCTGAAAACCAGTACGAAAATGCTAATCTTGCTTTTTCTCGACGTGAGGCTGTTGAAACTATGCAAGAACCTAACAAACAAAATGCATTGGCCGATTTGGCATTAAAGGAAGCCAAATTACAACTTACACCTCTGCAAGCTTCTAAATTAAAGTCCGATATTCAAAACGGCAAACTTAAAGCTCAATTTCAAGGCATCATTAATGACCTTTATAAAGGTGGCATTAATCCCAATGACCCTGGCTGGTACAAGGACTTAAAAAAAAATATTGGCGGTGTTATTGAACTATACAAAGCCTCTATGAATTCAGATGATGATTTTAAAGACCTTAATCCTTTGGACTAATATGGGAGCATGTCGAACTCCAACACAAATCGTTAATAAACGGCCTGACCTTATACCAGGTAAATATCAGTACGTCCCTTGTGGCGACTGCATTTATTGCCATCATTCACGAGTAAACGATTGGGTATTTCGACTTAACCAGGAGAGTAAAGAACATTCTTTGCTCTCCTTTGCCACCCTAACATACGAACAAGCTCCTGCTACTGCTATTGGTTTAGATACACTTGATAAACGGGATATTCAATTATTTTTTAAACGCTTACGAAAAAATGCATCTAAAATATCCCAAAGGAATGTTAAAATAAAATATTTCCTCGTTGGCGAATATGGTACTATTACTAATCGCCCACATTATCATGCTATCATTTTTGGTGCTACTAATAACGAAGTCGAAAACGCTTGGAAAGGCTATTACAATGACGATACAGCCGCAATTAACGGCCATGTATACTTTGGTCAAGTTGAAGGCAATTCAATCGCTTATTGCGCCAAATACTTCGAAAGCCGTTGGCAACCTATTAATGACCTGGATGACCGTGAAAAACCTTCTTCATTAATGAGTAAAAATCTTGGATTAAACTTTATTACTCCTCAGATGGTAAATTATTTTCACAATACCCTTACTCCTACTTTAAAAATAGATGGTCATTGGCAATCATTGCCCAGGTATTACCGTGACCGTATTTTTAATGAAACACAAAAAAATCAAATCTTTATAAAATCAAATGCGCTTCAATATGAAAAATATCTTAAACAAATCTCCGCCCATGGCAGCGTGGAAGCCTTCGCAAAAATCAAGGACGCACGCACAAGCGCAGACAACTACAACATAAAATTGTTAAAACTTAAAAAACGCATAAAAATATGACACGTTTCAGAACTAACTTTAATGTATATCCTGCGGATATCGAACCAAATGATGGTACCATAGAAACCGTACCTGACCAATCTCTCACTCCTGGCGAAATTATGGTACGATTTGCCCAGGGACGTGGCTCCTCTGTACCTCAATTCAATTCTGAATGGGATGACTATCCCGATATTTCAAAATTAGACATTGAGGAACTGCAATATGAGAGACAACTACTTTCTGAACGCATGACAATGCTCGAAGAAGACATACAAACTTTTCGTAATATGAAAGAAAAGGAAAAGACACTTGAACAAGTGGATAAAAAACTCAAAAAAACTGCTGAAATATCAGCAGAAAAAAGCACTATACCTACTTGATAATATAGTGCTAGATGACACCAATTTACAAAACGTTGATAATCAAACGACGACGAACTAAACGACGACGAAAAAAAATCAACGAAAAAAACCTGGTGTCAATCCACAACACACACCGACCAGAGCGGAGCGTCGGGAGGTAGAAGTGAGCGCGAAAGCGCATCACGTTCCTTAAATGAAAAATTTGCGTAGCAAAATTTTCGCCTAAATACCTTTTAAAAAAAAGGTCAATAAAAAACTTGTTATATTCAAAACTTCATTACTTTTAATCAAAATTTTACAATTATGAAAAAATTCAAAAAATTCAAAAGCTACAAACGCTTTAAAAATCGCAAAACTCGCCGAAAAGGCGGTACATCAAGAACCTATACTATTGCTAGGGGGGGCATTCGTTTATAATGTCTTCCCCAACTATCGAGCAAATGATTGCTATAAATGAAGACCTAATAAAAAAGTCTGAGTCTACTATTTATAGTTTGCGCAAACATATTGCTCAAATGAAAAAAGATAATGAAACACTAAAACTTCATCTTCAACCAAAATTATTTAACGATGGCGAACATCTTTCAGAAAATCCAACTAAGAGCTCCGAAATCCAATAACTTCGACCTCTCACACGACTATAAAACGACCTTTAAAATGGGTCAATTAGTCCCTATGCATGTTCAGGAAGTCATTCCTGGTGATAAGTTTCATATCAATTCAAAAAACATGGT